GCCAACTATGCTTGGTTAGTCCTGCACTTCAATGATATTGAAGATGTCCATTTTGATTGGCCACTAACGTCAAACGATTTTGAATCCTACATCTCGGGAAAGTATGGCACAATCTCTGCCGCGAAAGCTCAAGTCGAAGAATACAGAATATTTTTAGGACGTATCGAAAACGGCCAGAAAGTGCCAGCGCGCTCTACCGTATTATATGACGGAACAGTCGTCGAAGAAAGGTTTGTTGTTGTTGACGAGACGACTTATAATAGCACGCACGTCGACTATCAAAAAGCTGCTGTTGATAAATATGATTATGAATTGGAAAGAAACGAATCTAAAAGGTCTATCAAATTACTTGATAAAAGATACCTGAGTAAAGTCCGCGATGAAGTGGAAGACGTATTGAGGAATGGTGTTTAATGTCTGGTGAGGGTATTTCAGGGTACAGAAGTCCTGGCGATATTGACGTACGGAAGTTCACTCTCATTACCGCGAGTGGTCAGATCATCGATCTACAATCGCTGGTCGTCGACTTCAGCGTGTATCAGGACATATTCGAGCACTACATCCAGTGCGACTTGGTACTCAACGACTCCGTTGGTCTGATCAACACAATCAGAGGCGATAAAGATAATGGAGTTATTGGTGGATTTTCTGGTGGAGAGATTCTTGTCGCCTCATACAAATCAAATGACGATTCACTACCTTGGAAAAATCACTTCTTTTCTCTATATGAGCTGACAGACAGAAAACGTATTGAGGAGCGCAGTGAAGCATATTTCCTATCTGGCGTCAGTGTTGAGGCATATCCGGCAATTTCCAATAAGATTTGTAGAGCATATGGAGGCTCTGGTGGAAATTTAATTTCTAAAATGGTGGAGAGTATTGTTGGCGAGTTCGTATATAATGAAGACATCAAGTCATTGCATTATAATTACAGATCAACTGTCGGCTTTCGGCAAATAAAAGAAGTTTCCATTGATCAAACCATCGGACTCCAGAAATATATAATTCCGAATTTGTCAGTTGACGACACTATCGACTTCCTTTCAGGAGAGGCCGACTCCGACGACCACATACCGCTATTCACATTCTATGAGAACAGTAAAGGTTTCAACTTCAAGAACGTGAGCAATCTTGTGAAACAAGAAGTTAAAGAAACCTACACATACCTCCCGTCGAATGTCAACGAAGGCAAAGGCACGTCGCAAGACGAGAATTTTGACAGAACCAAGCTAATATCTTTCGACGTCATTAAACAAAGCAACTTTTTGGATAACGTTGAGTCTGGATTGTACAGGTCAAAAACTATCCACATCGATATTCACCGAAAGACAAAGCGCGAAGTCATATTTGACTACAACCAATATGCCCCGAAATTCACCAAACTCCAGCCGTATAAGATTGCTGGGGAACTTTCGACCGAACCTGTTGTGAGGATGTTGACTTCTAGGAGCGGTCATGACACAGATCCGTTGTTCTCTAGTGAGCTCCCGACACCAAAGAGGCATGGTGAAGTTGCCGCGCAAAGCGATTCATACCAAGCTCACATTTTCAACACCATCGTCGAGGCTGCAATTCCTGGAGACAGCGAATTGGACGCAGGAGATGTCATCTACCTGAGCATACCAGTGGCAGCAACCTCAAATGACCAGTCCGGTGAAGAAGATAAATACCTTAGTGGAAAGTACCTTATCACAAAACTTAGACATAAGATGCTTGACGGTACTGACTCATTCACAACTTTGTTAGAATGTGCTAAAGATACGGGCACAAGACTTTAAATAAATAGGAGTACATAATATGCCATTACCAGGATCACACCGAGAAAAGACTTTCCTATCAGAAGTCGTTGAACCTTCCGCGCCAGTGTTTCTTCAGGAAATAAAAGAGCCAAGTCACGACCACGACCATAATGTACTGGTAGAGAAAGCTCCCAAAAAGAAAAAGAAATCTCGCGCTAAAAAATAAGCTATAATCTCAGGGCAATACATGAGGCAATATATAGGAAGAGATGACTTCACTTGGTTTATTGGAGTTGTTGAAGATAGAAACGATCCTGCCCAGCTCGGGCGGGTGCGAGTTCGCACGTTTGGTTATCACACAGACAACAAAGATCAAATCCCTACAGAATCTCTACCTTGGGCAACTCCACTCAATAGCGTCGACTCAGCTTCCATAAGTGGGGTTGGAACTTCGCCGACTGGTATGGTTGAGGGAACATGGGTTATCGGGTTCTTTATAGATGGTGATAGGGCACAAGAACCTGCCATCATAGGAACTTTAGCTGGCGCTCCTAAATCTCTGTCGGATACTGCTCTCGGCTTCAACGATCCAAACGGCGTCTACCCAAAGTACATCGATAAATCAGATGTGAATGAATTGGCTCGTGGAGACTATGTTCCTCCAGTAGAAGACGGAGGTAAGATCAACGCCCCGAACACTCCCTATGCCGCTAAGTATCCATACAACCATGTCAGGGCAACAGAGTCTGGCCACTACACCGAATTCGATGACACCCCCAACGCGGAAAGAATCAAAGAATTCCACAAAAGTGGCACTCAATATGAAGTCCACCCAGATGGGACAAAAGTAACCAGAGTTGTTAAAGACAATTACTCAATTGTTGCTGGTGATGATAAAATTCACATCAAGGGAAATGTCACTATATATGTGGACGGCGATGCAAACATCACTACCGCAGGAACAACTACAGTGGATACACCGACTACAAATTGGACTGGTAATATAAACTTGACCGGCGACTTGAGCATAACTGGAAAATCGACCGCATCAGTTGACCATATCTCCGCAGGAATATCCGGAAAGGGTCATACACACAAAGATACTCCAGGACTCGGCGCTGGTACTACCAGCAAGCCGCAATAGGTGATTATGAATGTCTAAGTTTCTTGACGAATCGGAGTTTACGCTTAAAATTGGTGGCATGGAAATTGCCGCCGATACTTCCTCCGGAGCATTGGAAGGTAAGTTGGTTTTCGGCAATTGGGTAATTGTCAACGAATCTGATGAGTTAGTATTCAAGCTAAATAACATTGAAAAGGTGAGGCTCAACACATCCGGTATCTCAGGAGTTTCTGCCAATTCAGGATCATCTTCTGTCTATAGAACATTCACATATACATCAGAAAATAATGCTACATCTTTTTCAGGCGAAGACAACTTTGGTACGGTTTTGAGTTACACGGTTGGGTCTACTGCAACGTATTTGAATGGGATTCGTTTGGTGGCTAATACAGACTTCAATGCTACGACTGGGAATACTGTGGTGTTCACTGAGCAAACAAGTACTGGTGACATAATAACAGTTGAAACATTCTAAACAACTCGTATAAATAGATAGCAAGTATGATTGAACACTTATTATACTTTAAGGGCGACATAGTCTATTATACTACATTATTGGAAAAAGTAAAGGTTTATTTATGAATAATCACGATAATTTAACAAATTTATTTGAAACATACACCAGAGAGAACACAAAGTTCGAATCTGGTAATGCTGCCGCCGGAACAAGAGCAAGAAAGGCTTTGGCTGAAATAAGCAAGCTCTGTAAAGACAGACGCAAAGATATACAAGATTCTAAAAACGCATAAAACGAAGTAGAGGATTATGGCCGGAAAGACAAAAAAGAAAGAGATCTTTAGTGACTTGGATTTGGGGTTCTTTGCCCACCCAATCACACGTGTTGTGACGCGCAAGACAAACAGGGAATCTGTTCGCCAGTCCGTCAAGTCTTTAATCCTAACAGACTACTATGAGAGACCATTTAAATCAAATATTGGATGTAGCATTCGGTACTATTTATTTGAGCTTTTTTCTCCAGCAGTCAAGCAGCAAATGGAACGAGCTATCCGAGAGGTCATCTCTAACTATGAACCTAGAGCGGATGTTATAGCGGTGATGGTCGAAGAAAGGACTGACGAGCACGCTCTCGTAATTTCCGTAGCATTTATGATAATAAACGATCCCGACCCAGTCGTCCTAGACGTCATACTAGAAAGAGTCAGATAATGTCAGCAAATACATACCTACAAGTGTCCGAGTTGGATTTCGAAGAAATACGCGGAAATCTAAAGACATATTTGAGCAGCCAAGAACAATTTAAAGACTATGGGTTTGAGGGTTCGACCATGTCTGTTCTTCTTGATGTCCTGGCATATAATACGCACTACAATGCATATTATCTGAACATGGTCGGAAATGAGATGTTCTTAGACACGGCGCAGCAAAGAGACTCTGTCGTTTCCCGAGCTAAGGAGTTGGGTTATGTTCCGGTTTCGTCCATAGGGGCAACGGCAGAAGTGGTGTTGTCTATTAATGGCATAGACCCGACTGCAACTCAAATCACTGTGCCTAAGAATAGCAAATTCACCACAACTGTTGATGATATAACGTACACATATGTCACCCCCTCTGCTGAAAAGATTG